GGGCGACCTGAACACCGACACGGCGCGCTATTATTCGCTGGTGTTTCCCGACGCCAGCGAATGGAAGTTCAAGGCGCTGCTGATCGGTTTCGAGCCGACTGTTCCGGTGGCGGACAAGATGGCAGCTTCGATCACGTACAAGCTGACCGGCAAGCCGGGCTGGATTGCCTGACCGCCGCTGTAGGCCGACGATCTTCGGATGATCGGCCATAGCGGACCATGCCGGCGAACGGCCTACGGGCCGTCGCCAGAAATAAAAAGCAACCGTTAATTGACGCGAAGGGCGAAGGGCATGGCCAACAAGCAAGTCGGGGAAGTGAAGCTGATCGCCGGTGCGGCGACATACACGTTGCGGTTCGGGTCATACGCGATTGCCCAGCTCGAAACCGAGCTGGACCGGCCGATGCTTGATCTGGCGCTTGAACTTGAAGATGAGTCCAAGCGGCGGATGAAAACGCTGGTGGCGGCGCTATGGGCGGCGTTGCAGGAACATCATCCCGAGGTCGATATGCGCCGGGCGTATTCGATCCTTGACGATGCGGGTTTTACCGAGGCCGGGCAAAAGGTAGCCGAATGTCTGAACCTTGCGTTTCCCGACGCGGAAGGCGGCGCCGAAAACCCTCCGAACCGGCGGGCACGGCGGAAGGCGGCCGCGACGGCACGCTGAATTGGCCGGAGCTGGTGACCAGATGGGCCGAGACGGGGCGACCCGTCGCGGAATTCTGGTCACTCACTCCGCGCCAAATCGTCCAGGTGTTCGCCGGCTGGGGGAACCAAGTCGAGCGCGAAGCCAAGCTGGCGGCCAATCTTGCCGCCTATCAGGTTTGGCGGTTGGCGCATATGATGCGATTCAAGCGGTTGCCCCGCAAACCCGATGACATGACCAAGAAAAAGGCGGTCAGCTCGGGGCCGGACTGGCGGGCGCAAAAGGCGATGATCGAAATGTTCAACGCGGGTGTCGGGGGTTACGACAACCGGGTGAAAGGGGGCTAGGGGCGCATGTCGGCATCGGCGGTCATCGGCGCGCTTCGCGTCAATCTCGGGCTCAACTCGGCAAGCTTCCGGGGCGGGCTGGACCAGGCGCAAGGCAAGCTGAACAGTTGGGGGCTTTCGACCAAGGCGACGTTCATCGCAGTGGCGGCGGCCGTCGCCGGCGCGGCCACGGCAATCGCCGCGTCGGTGCGCGGGTCGATCAACAGCGCCGACGAAATGTCCAAGACGGCGCAAAAGTTCGGCGTGCCGATCGATACGCTGTCCCGGCTGGCCTATGCGGGCAAGTATGCCGATGTGTCGCTGGCCACGCTGGCGACCGGCATCGGCAAGCTGTCAAAGAACATGGCCGACATCGCCATGGGCAGGGGCAAGGATGTCGCCGACGCCTTCACGCTGCTCGGGGTCAATGTCACCGACACGGAAGGCAAGCTGCGCGCCTCGCAAGACGTGATCTATGACATCGCCGACAAGTTCGCGGCGATGCCGAACGGGGTCGCCAAGACGGCATTGGCGATCAAGGTGTTCGGCAAGTCGGGTGCCGAGCTGATCCCGCTGCTCAATGGCGGTTCGGCCGGTTTGAAGGCGATGGGCGATGAAGCCGAGCGGCTGGGGTTCGTGCTGGACCAGAACACGGGCAGCGCGGCCGAGGCGTTCAATGACAAGCTGACCAAGGTCGGCGCGGTTTTCGAGGGGCTATCGAACAAGCTGATGGTGGCGCTGTTGCCGGCCCTGAACGCCTTCGCCGACATGATGGTTGCAGGGGCCGAGGGGGGCAGCAATTTTGACGGGGTGATTGCCGGCATCACCGCCGGCATGAACATTCTGGTGAAGGCGATCGGGTTCGTGTTCACGCATCTGCAAGACCTTTACGATCTGTTCAAGCTTTGGGCGGCCGCGCGCATCGTGCTGTTCGCGGCATCGGTCGCGGGCAGCATGATCGCACTGGCGCGGACGATCCGCACGGTCGGCATCACGATGAAGCTGGTGACATCGATCACGCATGCCAAGATCACGGCGCTGTTGTTGCTGGCGGGGGTGATTGCCAAGGTGACCGGCACCTATGACACGCTGGTCGGGTGGATCAAGGATTTTGGCGACACGATCATGTCGTCACTGCCCGAAAGCGTGCGCAACTCGCTGGCGGACTTTGGCGAAGGCTTGGCCGAGTTGGGGGCCGGCATCGATGAAGCGGACTCGCGGGCGGCCGATACGCTCGAAGCGTCGTTGCGCGGCTCGCATAGCGCGATCGACTCGTTCGGGTCGGTGAAAAAGTCGGTTGACGATGCCGGCGATGCGATCGAAACGGCGGCGGAAAAGGCCAAGACGTTTTCCGATCGTGTGTCCGAAGCGTTCAAGGGGCTCGGCACCGACATTCGGGGGCTGATCGACGGCACGCTGTCTTGGAACGATGTTCTCGGCAACGTGCTGGAAACCGCCGCAAAGATCGCGTTGCAGCAAATCGACTTCACCGGCGGCGGCAAGAATGGGCAGACCGGCGACATCATCGGCAGTTTCATCGGCGGGCTGTTCGGCTTTGCCAATGGCGGAAGCTTCACGGTCGGCGGCGGCGGCGGCACCGATAGTCAACTGGTGGCATTCAAGGCCACGCCGGGCGAAGATGTGGTGGTTGGCCACGATCTGAACGGCGGCCCAGGCGGCCAAAGCGTCGTCATTCAGCAAAGCTTCTCGCTTGATGGGGCAATCGACATGCCGACTGCCCGAGCCGTGGCGGCGCAAATGGGTCGCGCGGCCGTCGAACAGGTCAAGCGCGAACTGCCCGGCTGGTCTATCGAGCAACAGAAAAACGGGGCAATCGCATGATCACGCCGGCGATCTATGACTGGCCTAGCGGCATCGTGCCGGCGGGGATGCTGTTCCATGCCGGCGGGCAGGCAACCGGCGGCGGACTGACCGTCGCCGGCGTGCTGGTGCAAAACCCCGAGCCCGGCGGCCGGGCCGCGCTGGACATGGCGTTCAACTATGTGAAGCTCGGCTATCAACGGCGCTTGGCAAGCTGGCTTATGTCAAAGGCCAGCAATGGTTCGGTGTTCCGGGTGCGGCTGGCCAATTCGCTGCAACTGGTGCCGCTTGCCGATCTTGGCCTGTCGTTGCCCAGCGACTATCAGACCATCGGCGTGCCTTGGGATGGTGATCTGTATTGGGACTCCGATCTTGGCTGGCAATACGATGTCGGCGCACTGGCGACGGCCGTGGCGCTTGAAGGCACGTCAACGCTGGTGATCGATATGTCGGCCTATGCGCTCGGGCTCTATGAGGGGCACGTGATCGGCCACCAGGATCGCGCCTATATGGTTGACGCGATCGCCTATGCCGGGTCGATCGCGACCATCACAGTGTCCCCGCCGCTGCGCGTTGACGTGGCGATCGGGGATTATATCACCTTCCGGCCGCGCATGATGGGCACGGTTCAAGATCCCGCCGGGCTGCGAAGTCTGGTCGATAGCGCCGACAATCTGCGGCTGGGCAGCATCACCGTTATCGAGGCGCTGATCTGATGAGTGCGTTCGATGATCTGCTGGAACAATACATTGGCGCGGCCGGGGACTCGGGAGACATCCGGGCGATCGTGCGGCGCTGTTTTTTCTTCGATTTTGATGGCGCGCCGGTGCGCCTATGGCAGGGGCAGGGGCGGCTATATACCGAGGACGGCAATAGCTGGCTTGGCACGATCGACGCCAATGGCACCGATCATCTGTCGGTGCCGACGATCAGCGATGCGCGCGACGGCAGTTCAAAGCGGCTCGAGTTTTCCTTGCCCTATATCGACGCGGTGACCTATGCCGCGATCAAGGCGGCTGACACGGCGATCAACGGCCGGTCGATCACGTGCTATCTGGCGATCTTCGGCATCGGCGAAGGCTTGCGGCCGGCCACGCCTATCGACTTCTTTGCCCGGTTCACCATGCAAAGCCCGGTGTTTGAAGAGCGGCTGGAAAGCCCGGATGGGGCGACGTTCATCAAGTCCTACAAGGTCACGGTGATTGCCAAGGATGGCAATTCTGGTCGATCGCGCGCACCAGGCGGGACATACACCGACTCGTGCCAGCGCGAACGGGCGCGCATGCTCGGGGTCGATCCTGATCTTGGGTGCGGGTTCGTGGCCGAACTGGCGAACAAGACGCTGCAAATCCCATGAGCGATGCGATCGATGAAACCCTGCGGGAATGGCGACGCACCGGTCACCGGTATGGCGTTTCCGATTGCCTGTTGAGCGTGGCCGATCATGCCGGCCGGATCGCCGGCGCTGACATCGGCGCGGCATATCGTGGCACCTATGCCGACGAAGCGGCGGCGCTGAAAATCGTTGCCGAGGCCGGCGGCGCGGTGAACCTTCTCGGGCGGCATCTTGAGTCGGCCGGCTGGCGGCGGATCGATGCGGCCGAGGCGGCGCGGGGCGACTGTCTGGTGGTGACCTTCCGCAACGGTGCGGAAGGTTTACAGGTCGGCGCGCTGCATGCCGGCCGGCGCATCGTGATGCGGCTGGCGCGGGGTGCGATTGAAGTGCGGCCGGCGGATGTGGAAATCTTGGGGGCGTGGCGTCAATGCTGAAACGGCTGGGGTGGTCGCTGTTGCTGGGGACGGCGTTGTGCGCGCCGGCGCAAGCCGAGCCGGTCAGCACGTTTTTCATCGGCGTTGCGGCCGGGCTGGCGGGCACCGCCGGCACGGGCATCTATCTCGGGGCACTCGGGGCAGGCGTGGCGGCCGGGCAATTTCTGGCGGCCAATATCGGGACGATCATCCTTGCCGGCGTATCGCTGGCGTTCAGTGCTCTCAACAGTCGCCGGCGGCCCGAGGAAAGCCAGGTGAACGTGCGCCTCGCGGCCGGCCCGCGCTGGCACCTTGCCGGCGATATGAAGGCCGGCGGCACCGCCGCGTTCGGGGCATTCGATTCGGCTGGGGCGTTCTGGTATCTGATCATTCACACCGATAGCGAACTGATGGCGCTTGACCATTACCGGCTTGACGACATCGAAGTGACGCTGAGCGGGAACAAGGTCACCAATTCGGAATTCCGGGCCGAGTTGGAAGGTTTCTTGGGGCTCTTCCCCGGCGACACAAAGGGGTTCTTTTCGATCTGGTCAACGACCTATGATCCCGACGATCCGGTGCCGCCGGCGATCACCGCATTCAAGTCGGCATTCCCCGAGTGGACCGACGATCACCTATTGGTCGGCACGACCTATTCGGTGGTGAAGATCGATGCGGTTGACGATAAGGCCAAGCCGCTGGTCTATCGCTGGCGCGGTGCATTCCAGATCGGCGAACCGAGCCTGACCCTGATCGGCCGTTGGGGGCGCATCTATGATCCGCGCGATGTCGGGCAGGACATTGACGATCCGGCGACGTGGGGATCAAGCCGCAACGCGGCGCTGATCTGGGCATGGAATCGCTATCGTTCGTTCGGCTTCAATCAGCCGATGGATTCCATCAACTGGACCGAGGTCGCGGCCGAGGCCGATATCTGCGATCAAGTCGTCACCGACAAGGATGGCAACGACGCACCGCGCTATGCGGTCGGCGTGGCATTCTCCGAAGATATGGCCAACATCGAATGCGAACAGCAAATCCTTGCCGCATGCGACGGCATCGTGATGTTCGATAGCGCCGGCAAGGCATTCATGCGGGTGGGTCATTGGGCCGCGCCGACGCTGACCTTGACCGCCGATCGGGATGTCATGGCCATGGCCAGCCGTGAAGCCGAGGACGGCGAAAGCGAAACCGATGGGGTGGTGGTGACCTATACCGACCCCGATCTAGGATATGTGCCGCAACCGTGCGCGCCTTGGCTCAACCCCGATTTCTACGATTCATCGCGGACCCCGAGCTATATCCAGATTTCGATCCCGGCAATCCAGAACCATAACCAGGCGGTGCGGGTTGCCAAGGCGATCGGGAAGCGGTCACAGGCGTTGCACCGACTGGCGCCGACGATCGGCCTGCGGGTGCTCAAGTGTCGCCGCGAACGTGTGATCACGCTCGATTATGACGCGACGTTCGGCGGGGCCTATCAGATCGCGGGGCCTGTCGAGGTCGATCAAAGCGGCATGTTCGGGGTGCTGGCACTGGTGCCGATCGACGCCAACAACTGGACCTTGCTGCCCGGCGAAGAGGGCGACAAGCCGACAAGCGAGGTGATCGACCAAACTGCGGCGATCCCGGCGGCTGCCGGGGTGATTGTTTCGGCGGTGCCGATCGTCACCGAAAGCGGCAACGCGGTGCGGCTCGAAATCACCTATGACGAACCGATCAGCCCGATCTACAGCTATCAGTTCTATTACAGCTCCGACTATACCGGCGACCCCGACACGGCGACTTGGCTCGGCATGGTCAACGATGCGCAAAACCATCTGGCCTATTCCCCGCCGGTGTCCGATGGGGAAACCTACTATGTGCGCTATCGGACGAAAACGCTCGGGGGCAGCTATGGCACGTTCAGCGCGCCAAGTTCGATTGTTGCGATCGCCGACACGGTGCCGCCGGGCGTCGTGACGGGGGTCAGCGGCACGGGCGGGGTCGGCATTGTCGATATCGACTGGACCGCGCCGGCGAGTGCGAACTATGCCAAGACCGTCATTCACCGGAACACCGTCAATGATGACACCACGGCGACACAGGTGCATGTCGAGCCCGGCGCGATCGGGGTTGCCGACACTTGGCAGGATTCCGGCTTGGCGGCCGGCACCTATTATTATTGGCTCTATGCCGCGAACGGCTCTAGCGTTGTTGCCGCTGCCGTGGCAACCGGGGCTGTAGTGGTTACCTGACAAACTCGCAAAAGGGGCATTTCCGATGACGACTCCAGCCGATACCGCACGCCGGGCCATCCTCGGCATTCCCTATGATCCGGGCAAAAAGCCCGAGCGTCACCTTTTGGTCCAGGCATTCGAGGAACAGTCGATTGTCGCCAACGCGGTCAACACGGGGTCGATCGTCAAGGATACCAAAGCCAATCTGGATTTGGTGACTGCCGCCCCCGAGGATCAAATGGCATGGGTGGTCGGCGATGCTACGCCGGCCAACAACGGCATCTATGAAAACACCGGCACGGCATCGGTGACAGTCTGGACCAGGCGCGCGGATATTCCGCAAGGCGTAATCCCGATGACGGATGTCGGGGCAGGCACGGCCAACGCGATCGTCACTACGACCCCGCTGGCGGTGCCGGCAACGCTCAAGGCGCTGTTCATCCTGTTTCCATTCGAGGCCAACACCGGCGCGGTGACGCTGGCCAACAACGGCGCGGCGGCCAAGCCGCTGAAAGATGTCGCCGGCGCTGATCTGCTGCCCGGCGCACTGTCCGCGACCCAGCCCGTGCTATTGGCCGAGGAAACGACCCGGTGGCGGATGTTCAACGATTACGCCAGCGCGGCCAATCAAGAGCTGGCGCGGCTATGGGCGAACGGTGCGGAAGATGTCGAGCCCGATCCGGTCGATCATGCCGGGCAGTATTCGGCGATGCACTGGCGGAACAAGGCCGAGGATCAGGCGATCTATTCGGAAGAATGGGCACAAAGCGCGGCGCTGATCACGGTGCCAGCCGGCGGCAACGGCACTACGGATCGGTCATCGAAGTGGCATGCGGAAAAGGCGGAGTTGGCGTCGGAAATAGCTTCTGGCGCGATGTCTGCGATCGTCCTTGCGGAGAACACATTTTCTACGAAGGCGACTGCTGAGGCGTGGGCTCCAGCGGCGGCCCCGGATTTCATTCGGATCGCATTCTTTGATAGCGACAAGGTTCCGGGCTCGGGGGCGGTCTATCGCAATAACGGCACGACGACCGGTGATCTGGTTATTACGCTGGACGATGCGGTGACCGATGTCGGATATGACATTGCTTCGATGCCGGTTACCGCGTCGATGTTAGGCGCGAAGGGCGCGGCGACTGATGACACGGCTGCTATTGAGGCACTGCTGTCGCGCGATTTCCCGCATGTGGTCATCGATGGCGTGTATGACACGGATGGCGATCATGAAATCACAACCGACGGAAAGTTAGTGGAGTTTCTGCCTGCTAGCGAACTGCGTTTGCGTGCGCCGGTCGGCACCGTCACAGCATCATATCCGGTCATCAAGGTTGCGGCGGACGATGTCTCGATTCGTGATCCGAAGATCGACGGGCAGTCGCACACTGGATATCAGCAATCGATTGGAATCCAGCTCGGGGCTGACACTGGTGATCGATGCAAGCGGCCACGTGTTTTTGGTGGA